GTATAGTGAAGTAAGTAGGAGCCTAGCAAAGATACCAGACTGTGTAGCATACTTCGACAAGGAACTGTTGGAAGCCAGGAAACAGTGCAAAATCTACGGAAACCTCGAGCGAGCATCAGCGGCCTTACCGGGAATTGTGGAAGAGAGATTTAGCCAACTGCAACAGTTGGAGGCGATACTGGAATACCTAAACATAGAACTGAGAAGATTAAGATCAAAAACATTCCGCAAATTCCTGGAGAACTACAACAGAGCACTGTCTAGTCGAGACGCAGAGAAGTACGTTGACGGTGAGGATGATGTAGTCGACTTAACCAAAATTGTAAACGACTTTGCACTACTGAGGAATCAATGGCTTGGCATAACAAAAGGCCTTGATCAGAAGCAATGGCAGATAACCAATATCGTCAAACTGAGGGTGGCGGGAATGGAAGATGCCGACATCAAATAGAATCATACTCACAGACGTAGACGGAGTACTTCTGGAATGGGAACACCACTTCACCAAGTGGATGTTACAGAAATCTTATTTCAATGACGAAGGCAATCGATACTATCCACACAAACTTTTACCAAACAAACAAGACGAATACGAGATGGCTAAGAGGTTTGGAGTCACCAAAGACGAGATCCGTGCTCTCATAAGGGAATTCAATCGGAGTGCCTGGATGGGCACACAGAGGCCCATGGAGGATTCACAGACCTGGGTCAAACTGTTGGCCGCGGAGGGTTGGACATTCATACCCATAACATCTCAGACATCAGACATACCAGCACAAGAGTTGCGTAAGAGAAGACTGGGAGAACTCTTTGGAGATCATGTGTTCACAAATTACCACATTTTGGGCACGGGAGCGGACAAAGACAGTGCTTTAGCTGAATTCCATGGTACCGGACTGTATTGGGTCGAGGACAAGCCTCACAACGCTGTAGCCGGGCTCAAATACGGTTTAAAGCCCATATTGATCGACCACCAATACAACCGCGACTTTGATCATCCAGAAGTGATGCGTGTAAATAATTGGAAAAACATCCACCAATTATTACATGGAAAACAATAAAAAATTCTGTATAAGGCCATTCAACAGTATACACATCACTACTTCGGGTGACATAAAGACCTGCTGTAAAATACGTACAAACTTGTCTAAGTTTGACGGAAACGCTAACTTCAACATCAAAAAAAACTCAATAAACGAATTCTGGAACAGCGATTATCAAAAATATCTTAAGGAAAAATTTGGACAAAACAAATTACCAGAAGAATGTGCTCTGTGTATCACAGATGAAAATAAAAACATCAGAAGCGAAAGACAATTTGCTAACCAGCATTATAAAATTTTTGGCAACAAAACTGCCTCGTACTATCTCAGACACCTTGGGAAAGAAAATTTAAATCATCCCGAAGATTACAATCTCGATATAACAAATTTGTGTAATTTGAAGTGCTACATGTGTAACGGTGAAAGCAGTAGTAAACTGCTTGTTGAAAACAATGATCTAGGAATTACAGATCTAAATCAAAAAGATTATGAGGTAAGCGAAGAAAGAATTGATTCATTGATCCAAGAGATAGAAAACAACAAAGTAAACATAATCACTCTACAGGGCGGGGAACCGTTGATGAATCCAAAGATTATAAAACTTCTAGATGTACTTTCTAATAAATCCATAGCAAAAACCTTATCAATTTGGATAACCACAAACGGGACACAATACACAGATAAAATATTCCAAACTCTACAATTATTCAAACAAGTAAAATTAATTTTCAGCATAGATGGAACAGGAACCACCAATGATTATTTGAGATTCCCATCGAAATGGCTAGACATTGTAAACAATGTAAAAAAATTTAGAACATTAAACAACGCCACATACCAGATAAGTTTCACTGTACAGAACTTGAACATATTGGATGTGCACAATATCATCGCATTCAGTAAAAAACAGGAGATACATCTTAAATTGAATTTGTTATCCAGGCCGAGCTATCTCCAATTACACGTACTTCCAAAAAAAACATTGCATGAAGCAAAAAATATTCTAAAAGATATAAACGAATCCGATGTTATCCATGTAACAAATTTTCATGAAATCAGACGAAAAGTGATTAATGCTTATGAGAATAAAAATCCAGTAAATGATCAAATAAAAGTTTTAAAAACCATGATAAAAAGAAGGGATGGTTACAGAAATATACGAATAAAAAATTATTTGCCGGAACTAGCGGAACACTTAAATATGTAATATGAAAGTGTACGTGGGTTGGGATTCCAGAGAAGATATCGCATACCAGGTGTGTGAGCATTCCATAAAACGCAGAGACCCCAATGCGGAAGTATATGCCCTTAAGCAGAACGAGATGCGACAACAAGGCATCTACACTAGAGACATCGACAAATTGGCCACAACAGAATTCACATTCACAAGATTTTTCGTGCCTTATCTCAACGATTACAAAGGCTGGGCGGTATTCTGTGACTGTGATTTTTTATGGACTATTCCTTCCAAGGAACTAGAACAGTATTGTGATGACAGTAAAGCAGTTGTGTGCGTACAGCACGATTACACACCCGAAGAAGGTTCAATCAAGATGGACGGTCAAATACAGACGGCGTATCCCAGGAAAAATTGGTCAAGTATGGTGTTATGGAACTGTGCCCATGAGAAGAACAAGATTCTAACTCCCGAATTCCTAAACAAACAGACACCAAAGTTCCTACACAGGTTCAGTTGGCTGAAAGATTCAGAGATAGGCTCGTTGCCACATGAGTACAACTGGTTAGTGGGTTGGTACAAAGAGCCCAAAGACGGCAGACCAAAAATACTTCACTATACCGAGGGAGGACCATGGTTTGATGGCTACCGAGACTGTGAATACTCAGACGACTGGAAGAAGGAAGTCATAAACCTCTTCAGCGCTTAGTAATATATCTTGTCCACTTGCTGGGTTCCGTGATCTGCTATCACTTCATTGTTTGAGAAGCCAAGTTTGTCCATGTAACTATCCATTTCTACCTCGTCGGGGATCGAGGGAAAACTTTTGTCCTTTTGTAGGTTTACTTCCTGAATTACGTACCTGGCTCGCTTGAAAATTTCTGGTGCTCCCTCCATGATCATTATTTCAGCACCTTGTACATCTTGTTTGATTAGATCAAATCTGGCGTCTTTGCCCACAACCATGTCTAGTGTCTGCATTTGTCGTATCTCATAATTTTTAAATACAGCAAATATACTAGATCCCTTGGTATAGGTAACTTTCTTCTTATTACCTTTGTCTATCTCCCGTAGGTGCATCCTTACTTCCTTGTTGGAATCTCCGAGCACTGCTATATGATAATCAGGTGTTATTTTTTTTAAACTATTTTCATGTTTGGGGCCTGCCTCAATACAGGTGTATTCTGCATCAGGCCATATGGCCTTTACATTAAGAGTCCAAAAGCCATTCCAGGCGCCTATGTCAAGGATAGAGTTTGGCATGAAATTTTTTTCTTTTTTAAGTTTTTTCAAGTATTGGTACATCATGCTCTGTAATAAACAATATCGGGCCAGGTTTTTATTAATATTCTAAAGCCCAAGTCTTTGATGTGCTTTTCAATTTGTAGATTACTACTGCCATACCTTTTGCTATTGTTATTAAGTTCTATCATTATGTATTGAATGTTTTCTATAGTTTTTTTTGCTCCTTTTAAAACTTCCATTTCCAGTCCTTCAACATCTATTTTTAAAAGATCTATGTGTTTTAAATCCAAGGAATCAATGGTGGCAATTGGTACATCGCCTTTTTCCATCAATACTCTGGTGTTTTGTGAGGAAACTTCGTCACTTAATTTTATAAAACCAATTTCATTACCTACTGCTTGATTATAAAGTTTTATATGATTAAATGGTGCTAAATTCCTGTGCAGGCATTCGAAGTGTGTTTTGTTTGGTTCAAAACACTTTATCTCTTTAGAGTACTTCTGCATTACCATACTCCATGTCCCACACCAAGCGCCCACATCCACGATTGTCTTGAATTTTTTGTTCTGTGAATCACACCATTTTGTAAATTGGTGTAGACACTTATCCTGCATGTAAGGTTTGCCATCCTTCCTCCATTGTTCTATCTGGGCATCGGTGGACGGAACCCATAATCCATTGTTTAATTTTTCGATCTTCATAGTATTCCCTTGTCCATCAGTATCTCAACCGCCGTGCCGTTTTCAAATTCCTCCGGTGTGAACTGTTGGTACGCCAGACTATACAACCATGGCTCTGGTCCGCCGTAGTAAGGGTTTTCGATGTCTGACAATTCGATATTTCCTACGTCTACAGCAAAACTCTTGTTGTCACAGAACACAGGTATGCCCTCACAAATGGCCTCCACCGCCGCGATAGAACAACTTGTCACAACGCACCAGGCATCCTTGAGGTCCTCGGATAGGGGTACCTTGGCCACACTTGGTCCTGATGTACCCCTTCCCCTGGGCTTGTGTCGAAGTCTAATCGGTCTGTCTGTGTATCTCTTGATCTGTTCCACCGTTTCTTTGGTCCAATTTGGTCTATCTAGATAGTGATGTATGCCCACACTACTGGGACAAACCAAAATGTATTTGCCAGCGAAGTTTGGGGCCTTGATCTCGATCCCAAACTTCTCAAATCTGTCTGCCTTGCAGTTTTTCAAATATGGAACATGAATGGCGTTCTTACAAACACGCCAGTAATGGTTGTCTGGCTTTAGGTTGCTGTTGTCAAATCTTCCAAAGTATGGAGTGTCTGTGAACCAGTACTGATGGTTTCTTGCTTCTAACTTTTGAATCATCTCTCTGTTGTTACCAACGAATCCCCAGAACATGCTGTTGCTCACTGGATCCGTTTCTACGGTGTTGTCTAGTTTTTTAATCTGATCGGGCCAAGATTTCTCCACACCGTTGAACACTTCCCATGCCTTGCTTTTCTTGTTGTTAAATGGTGCGTAGATTGTTAGCATCTATAAATTCTTTCAGTTGTATCGCCCATTGTCGGTGCCCTTCTGTTGACGGATGTGGGTCTTTTGGACTCACTATGTGTTTATTTTTCATTATGAAATCGTAATG